GATTCTTTGAGTTGAGTTTTCTTTTCTTAGGCATTATCTATTTTTTTTATGATGCCACCATTTGTCAGCAGTATAAACTATTGACACAACTAATAAGATAATTTTTAAAGCTATCTCAATGTTACTGAATGTTGCAACACTTAAGACTGTTGTGTTTACCACAAGTACATCTCCTACTTCTTTTGCTAGTTGTTTTAGTGCCATCTTTTAGATATAATTTTAATTTAGTTTTATTTATTTCTTTTACTTTATAATGTTTCTTCATGAATCACTTGCATTTAAAAAGTTTTGTAATGTTAATCTAGTACCTTGTTGTCTTGGTCTTTCAAGATTCATATTTGAATAGTAAGAATTTTTATCAGGAGAAACATCTGCACCACTATTGGTACTATATTCAGGAAAGCTAGATGTATTGTTTCTTATATAGTCAATCATTCTTTCCATATAATATTCCCCTGTATTTAACACCTCATTTCTAAGATGTTGAGCTTCTTCTGTAGATAAAGAATTTCCTGTTTCTGAAGTCTTAGAGTAAATATTGCCATTTTCTATTTTAAATCTAAGAAAAGGAATAGCCATATATAAAGCAAATGATGGTAGCATTTCTCCAATATAATCATTTAGTAAAGTTGCATAGGCTTCATTCCCTACATTATTAACTGTACCTGCTGTAATTAAGTCCTTCAATTTTTGATTAAGGTCTGTGCCTAACTTAGTTTCTACATAAAGTTTTTGACTTTGCTTAATATAAGGAAGTAATAATTCAGGGTCAACATTAAGCCCAATAGTTGTTGAGTCCTTAAGCTTCTCCTCTGATATAAATAATACGTATGCCATAGTTTCTAATTGTAATATCCGTTGTTCTTCATTCGTCTTGGTGGTATTGCTACTAACTTGTCATTCTTCTTAGCAGTAAATCCTTCCGACCTTGCTTTAGTATAGCTTATTATCTGACTATCTTTTATAGGACTTTTTGCATTTCTTAAAGAAGTTTTGTAAATTCTACGTAGCCAAAAATGAAAGCATTGCGGTCCCCCTTTGTATAAAAACATATTATAAGGCTTACCATCGTGTCCAAAGCCAGGATTAACACTATTGCTATTGACACTTACAATATCTTTCTTTCTATATACTTTATTAGCTGATTCCATTTTTCTACAAAAATCTCTACTAGTTCCTGATTTATTTGTCAAAAAATTGTCTTTAGTATAAACATATCTAACTTTATAATAATTATTAAAATCTTTACTTACACCATCTTGATTGCTTTTATCAGGGTCATTTTTGTTATCTCTAGTCTTAGCATTAGGCTTTGCTGTAATGGCTCTTGCCAACATTGTATTTGCTTGTTCATTAAGAACTTCCTCAAAATCAAAATCTTGATGTTCTCCATCTACCACTTCTTCTTCTATTAACTCCCATTCTTCAGGCATTTCTTCACCAAATTCTTCAATGAATGCATCTAACTCGGTCTTTTCAGAAGCAAAATCTTCCCTTACTTCTACATTTAAAGGTGGTAAGCCTAACTCCTCTCTAATCTCATCCTCAGTCATTACCCCTGCTAAGTCTTGATTAGTAAATCTTGTAGTGATTGGTTTAAGCTGTTCAAATCTTACAGGCATATCCATATTATTTACTGTAAAGATTTTTCTAAGGGTTTTGATAAGATGATTCTGAAAAGGCTTTATCACTGTATTAAGATAAAAATTTGCTGCACTATTTAATTCATCTGCATTACTTCCTAAGCCTGTATCGTTCTTAATTCCCATCAACATTGGACTTGTAACTCTATGCCCTGTTAAGATATTCTGTACCAAAAGTTCCTGTAAAGCTAGATATTGTTTATCTAAGTCACTAGGACTAATTGCGGTTATTTCAGGGGTTCTAGTCTTATCGTCTGAGAACGTTAGTATGAACTTTCCTGCATTATCAGCCCCAGTAAACTTTTCAGCTAAACTTTGTTCTATTTGAAAACGCTCTTCTTGTGTCGGCACTCCATTAGCGAAGGATATTAGGAAGCTACCAGAAAAGCCACTAGATATGTTGTTAAGATGAAACTCAGCTACACGTTGGTCTACTAAAGCCCAATTATTAGCAGCAACATAGTCAGGTGTGTAATATGCATTCATATTCGGACTGTAAAGCCCTGTGTAAAGGATTTGATTAGCCGAAGTTCTATCATTAGTATTAAAAGCAGGAACTCTATAAGGCTTATTGACTCTTGTATTAGACCAATCTGCACAAACGTAATATCCTTCTACCTTTCCTAGTTCATTTGGTTTTTCTGCTCTAATCTTATCAACTCCTATATGGTAAATTTCAGCGATTTGAGTCCTATCCTGACTCCAAACAATGTTCAAAGCAAAAGCTCCTTGCAGTTTAAAGTCAAAAGCTAGTTTTTTTATTACCTCATCTAGTGTTTCATTACTATTAGCAGAGTGAAAGAATTTCTTAAGTTTTACAATAGCATCTAAGTTTCTTTCTTCTTCATCTTCTATTACCAATCCTTCACCTGCAATCATTTCTGCCGTAGCGTTTATTATAGCTGCTTGTGTGCTTGAATTATAGTAAAGGTCAATTAAGAATTGAGGATAAAGATTTGCCCAATCCTCTGTGCCATAAGTAACCCAGTCTTTGCCACGTAGTTCAGTAACTACTGGGGCTGTACTTGTGCTTAAATCTATGCTTAGTATATTTTCCATTTTATAAAGTTGAAAGTCTATCGTTTACATTAGTAGTTAAGGCTGCACTTGCACTACTAAATATTTGTATTTCTTCTATTGTTCCATCAAATCCGTCTATGTCTGTCTTTCTTATCCCAATGCAATCAATATCAGCCGTTCCTGAAAGTGTAGGTGTAGTTCCTGTTTGTGCCACTCCGTTTTGCCATAAAGTCAAAGTATCTGAACGTCTAGTAATAACTAAATAGTCATCACCAAAAGTACCTGAATCTAAATCTAAACTAGTTGATGATGAGCCGTCTATTTTAACTGTTATTCTACTACTTGTCTGATATTTGAATAATTCACCTGAAGTTGTATTATCTGCTAAGAAAGTACCTGCTGCGCCAACAGCAGGGTTTATCTTAATCCCTACGGTGAAATCATCTTCTATAGAAATTTGAGAACCTGATTGTAAGTTTTCATCAAAAGCACTTACAAAAGTTAAAACTCCTGCAGAGTAAGCAGGTTGCTCACTTGTAGTTGCTTGTAACATATCGTGTCCATTAGTAGAACTATCATCCCATTGAGAAACATCAGCACCATTAAGAGTAATCCCAGCCCCTTTTTGATACCACGCAACTAGAGTTGCTTCGTCATCAGGCGACCAAACACCCTGTGGTCTTATTGAAGATAAACTTAAATCTAAACCTAATTTCAGCATATCTTATGTAGTTGGTCCTTCATGATAACCTACTCCAACACCACTCGTTAAGGTGATTGCAGTTACATTCATAAACAAAGTAGTTCCAGCAGGTAAAGTCGTTTGAAGTGCAGTTTCACCTGTCGCATCTGCTACTGTTATTGCTGATACTACACTTTCAACAGGAAAGTAAACACAATACCAATCTTTGCTTGTTTGTGCTGCTGTTGTAAAGACTACTGTATCTCCATTTTTACCTAATTGCTCTGTTAAAAGCTGTTGTACGTTTTCTATTGCCATGTTTTAATTTTTTATTGTCCGTAATATATATAGTTTGTAGAAGCAGGTTGATCGTATTCTGTGTACTGTACCTCCTGACTTCCTGATTTTTCTGCTAAGTATAGTTTTCCTATTGCTACAAGTCCTTGTACTACTCCTTTAGTATCTGCAACAGGGCTTAAAACATCTGTTTCAGTTACAGGGGCATTTCCTGAAGACATTGTTACTGCACCAATCCAACTAACTTCGTATAATTCATACTTATAAAATCCAGCAGGTATTAGTTTTAATTTTCCTGTATAAATATCAGCAGTATCATAAGTAAACTCTAATTTTGTATATCTATTATTAATAGTTTCTGTTGTTGCATAAGCATAAAACTCTTTTCCGTCTAAGTCGTTTGTGAATTTAGCTAAGTGCCTTATATGTGCAGAAGTAACACTTGTATCTATTCTCTTTGCTTCAGTTTCTATATAAGCTATAAAATCAGTTTCCCTAATTGCTTGTATCATACTATATAATAGAAATTAGTCTTATTTATTTGGTATAAAGAAAAAGGAGGCACTAAGCCTCCCTAATCAAAGAATATATGAAAACTACTAATTAAGCTGTTGTAGGGAAAGTTCCTGCTTCATTAACAAAACCTGATTGATCCCATGGGGTTGTAGTATAATCCTCAAGGAATGCAAAAGGTAGAGCCTCTAAGCCGTCAAAGGTTAAAGTATAACCATTTCTATCACCGAATGCAGCACCACTATCCATAGTACCTGCGTTTAATTCCATTCCATTTGCCATTCCTAATGCAATAAATACATCATGTCCGTTAGCTAATTGAGCATTTAATTGAGCAAAAATTCTTACTTTACTTTTTCCTAAGAGTTTAATTTCGTTTTGGTCTTCTTTGGTAAGTCTGTTTAGAATTATGTTCACCGTTGGAGTATAAAA